TCTCTTATTCTCTCGACGCGTTCCGCTGGAATGACGTGCCAGCTTCCGAAGCATGGAACACTTTAAGCCCTACACTTACATGGTTAGAAGCGACAGTAGTCGCATAGAGAGGAAAACATGGCAACTACTACACCCAATTTCGGCTGGAGCGTTCCGACTTCGACCGACTTAGTAAAAGACGGTGCGACAGCGATCGAGACACTTGGCGACTCTATCGATGCTTCTTTAGTGGATCTTAAAGGCGGTACTACAGGCCAAGTCTTAGCCAAGAACTCGAACACAGACATGGACTTCACATGGACAGCTATCGATCCTTTAGTAATTCTTGACGCTAAAGGTGATCTAATTACAGCGACGGCAGCCGATACTCCAGCGCGTTTAGCTGTAGGAACTAACGGACAAGTTTTAACCGCAGATTCTACGGCCAGCACTGGAATAAAGTGGGCGACCGCCGCTTCTGGATCTATGACTCTTCTTGCCTCTACTGCATTATCTGGATCTTCCGTATCGTTTACATCAATCAGCGGATCTTACAAAGATCTGAAATTGGTGATAACTGATTGGGAAGTAAATGGAGGATCATTAAGATTTACAATCAACAATGATGCCTCAGCACTTTATGATCGCATCGGACAACAACTGAACAATTCGGGAACAGCATCAATCATTTCTTCATCAGATGCGGCAAACGTGAATTTGGTTGGAGATACACCATCCACAGGTGCCGCACTTAATCACACAGTTATTGATTTTTTTGATTACACAGCATCAACGGCTGTTAAATTAGGTCGTTTTGTAAATGTCTATGACATGAGCACCGCTGCTTATGGAATTATTGACGCAGCTTGGGCTTATTCATCTGCGACGGCACTTACCCGAATTGATCTTTCATTATCAACAAGCACATTTGCAGCAGGTAATGCCTACTTATACGGAGTGAACTAATGCACAAAATAGAGATAAACGTCGAAACGGGAGAAGTGAAAGAAATCGAACTTACTTCTGCCGAAATTGCTGCTAGAGAATTAGAAGTCCAAAACGAAGAGGCACAACGCCAAGCAGCTTTACAATTAGCCGCCGAAAACGCGGCCGCGCGACTTGCTTTACTTCAACGTCTTAACATAACCGAAGAGGAAGCGAAGTTACTTCTGTCATGACTTACCCAATCGGAACAGCTGCGGCAGTCGTCGAAGTAGCACTCAAAGAAGTCGGGACAGTAGAAGAAGGCAACAATCTTACAAAGTACGGAAAGTTTACTAAAGCCGATGGTCTGCCATGGTGCGGATCTTTTGTTAACTGGTGCTTCCATGAAGCGGGCGTAAAGCTTCCTTCTATGGTCTCAACAGCTGCGGGCGCGCATAAGCTCAAAGAAGTAAGTCGCTGGGTAGAGACAGAGCCTAAGATCGGCGATCTTGCATTTATGGACTTTCCGCATGATGGCGTTGATCGTATCTCGCACATCGGAATCGTCGTAGGAGTTAAGTCGAAGACTGTAATTACGATCGAAGGTAACACTTCGGGAACTGGCGATCAGCGTAACGGCGGAATGGTTATGGTCAAAGAGCGCGCATTCGAAAGCGGTAAAGAAGTCGTAGGGTTCGGACGTCCTAAGTTCGTGGCTTACGCTGGCGACTATCCTGTCGTCGAAGTTCCCACCGAATCGGCAGCGAAGCCGAAGAAAACGGAGAAGAAGAGTGGAAAACTTAAAAGCTCTATTAGCAAGCTGGGCGCGTAGCTTCTTAGCTGCGGCTATTGCGGTTTACATGGCTGGAGTTACAGATCCCAAGGCGATCGGCATGGCGGGCCTTGCCGCCGTATTGCCTGTAGTCCTACGCTGGCTAAATCCAAAAGATTCAGCTTTCGGGTTACAGGGGAAGTGACTCGGAAACTACTCGCGGGAAGTCTGGCCTTAGTCCTTTCGGTCGGGCTTTCCGCTTGTGGTTATCAGGGTTGGGTTCGCTATGAATGCCAAGAATACGAAAACTGGTCGAAGCCAGAATGCCAAGAGCCGCAATGTATCCCTACTGGAACATGCACTAGCGACGTCCTTGGAGAAGAAGCTCCACAGCCCAGCCCGACGCCGTAGCCCAGAAGAAGTCCACGCGACTCTCATCCTTATAATCGGATCGACCTTAGCCGCTGTCTTCTTGATCGTCACTCTTGGAATTACTTACGCTCTTATCTTCGTTACACAGCCGATCGGTAATCAAGCTCCGAATGATGCGGCCTTTATTGATCTTCTAAAGACTCTGGCAATCTTCTTAACTGGATCACTTGGCGGAGTTCTGGCGGGTAACGGACTAAAGTCGAAGCCGAAGCCACTCGACACGCCGACAGATAAGCGGGAATCTTGACCTATTAGCGTTCTTGCTTCACTCTTTACATCGGGAGCGCGAACGTCGCTCCCAGTATCGGGAGCAAATAATGACATCAAGTGAATTAGGACTATTCGTCCTCATGGCTATTGCGGGCATTCTATGGGCAGCTATGAGCTACTCAGTCGGTTATCGAGAAGGCCAGCGAGAAGGCTTTAAGCGCGGTCGAGCTGTATCACGTCACGCAGCTAAGGACGTGCGCTAATGAGCTTCTTAGACAACTACGAAGATGTGGCCGCCAGAATTGCCCGCCTATGGGCTACACACCCTACAGCTAGAGTCCAGACGTCGATCGTAGACTTTAACGCCGAAAAGGGTTACGTCCTTATCCAAGCCCAGATCTTTCGCGAGTACGAAGATCTCTATCCATCGGCTACCGATTACGCATTCGGTAACGTAGCGACTTATAACGTCAACATGAAGAAGTTCTTCGTAGAAGATACGGTCACGTCTGCAATAGGACGAGCCATCGGTCTACTACTCGGAGCGGATAAGCGTCCGACCAGACAGGACATGGAGAAAGTCGAAACCGTAAGCGCGAAGGTAGCGAACTCAACGGCCGACGATTACGATCCATGGACACAGAAGTTCGGCGAAGTGCCAAGCTATAAGACAGCCGAAGAAGCAGAACAGAGCGGCATTCCTAGCCTTGGATCATCGATGGACGAGATCAAGAAGCAGCTAGGCGGTGAGCTAGTGGCAGAAGCTCCACAGTGCAGCCATGGTCATCGAATCTGGAAGCAAGCCCACGAAGGCGCGCCTAAGAACTGGGGCGGCTACTTCTGCCCAGAACGCACAAAGGCGACGCAGTGCGCGCCCGCTTGGTACGTCTTGGCCAGCGATGGTAAGTGGAAGCCACAGGTCTAACGATGAGCGATTACATGGAGATTCTTTATCCGCAGACCATGACTGGGAAACTCTTTCAGAATGGCGAAGTTATAGCCGAGTATCCGATCGAACAGTGCGACAACTGCGAGAAGCTCGTAAAGTTCGATAAGTTCGGCTATACCAAGGGACAAGCTAGAGAGAAGTTAATCTGGCTCTGTGGCTTATGTCGATGAAGATAAAGCCCACGATAGAAGATAAAGTCTTAGCTCACACCGTAGCTCTGGAGCGAATAGCCCAGATTCAAGGACAGCCAGATCACAATAGCCGCTACGACAGAGCGTTAGGCTTTCACGATTACGTCGCCCAAGTAGCCGAATCAATAGTCGCCGAGATCTTGGTAGCGCGTTACCTTGGCTACGTCGACTTCGATCCTAGAGCTTCACAGTTTAAGAAGACGGCAGATGTCGGAAGCTTTATCGAAGTGAAGTGGACACGTTACGAATCTGGCCAGCTCATCATCTACGAAAGTGATCGCCAGACAGATGTAGCCATTCTCGTAGTCGGAACTAGCCCGAATTACAGACTAGCGGGCTGGATACCTGTAGCCATGGCTAAGCGGCCTAAGTATAAGAACTCTAAGCAGCCTACTTGGTGGGTAGATCAAAAGAATCTACAGCCGATCGAGAATCTAAAAGGGAGCAACTATGGACAAGCTGCGCTATAACTGCCGAATGTGCAAGAAGGAGACAGAGCAGCTCATTCGTGTAATTACGGATAATCTTCCAGATCATGTAAAGACGATCCAGTGCTGCGTCTGTTCTACTATGACAGTGGCACTAATTGGAGAAGCTAATGGCGACCTATGAATACAGGTGTGAAGTGTGTAGTAAAGAGCTAGAAGTCCAGCGATCCATCGAAGATACACTGGCGAGAGATCCTTACTGTCCGAACTGCACTGTCCCTATGAAGCGGGTTTATTCGCTAGGTGGCATCGTGTTTAAGGGTAACGGTTGGGGCGGTAAGCCATGAAGTTATCCACAGGGTTTATCCACAGGCTGTGGGACACGCCCAACATCACGCTCAGACTTGCGCGGTATTTGACAGCGGCGTTACCATCTCTTCGCTTGAGGCGAGCCGCTATCGCGGTTAGCTCGCAAGAGCGCAAGAGAGGTTTAGGGGCGGCTATTGCCATTACGGCATCGCTCTTAATAACGAGCATTCCAGAAGCAACAGCAGCTAACTATTCTGTAGATCATCTAAAGCTTTACGCACATTCGAAGATTCTTGATTACAAAGAGTTCCAGTGCTTTAACAGAATCATAACCAAGGAATCCAGATGGAACTACAAAGCCAAGAACGGAAGCCATTACGGACTAGGCCAGATGCGTTCACAGCATTACAGAGATCTCGATCCATTCCGCATGATAGACGCGAGTCTTCGTTACATTACGATTCGTTATCAGACTAACTGTAAAGCTTGGGCATTCCATGAACAGAAGGGTTATTACTAAGTGACACTACATAGCCAGCGTAAGAGTAACTCGACACAGTGGAAGAAGCTTAGGCTTCGAATACTTAATCGCGATGGCTGGATCTGCTTCTGGTGTGGCATGGAAGCCAACACTTGCGACCATGTAATCCCAGTAGCTAGAGGCGGGTCAGATGATCCCGATAACCTAGTCGCAGCGTGTAAGCGATGTAACTTCTCACGCCAAGATCGACTACCAGAAGAGATGGATTTAGCGAAGAAAAAGGTGGGCGGTGTTTTTTTTGATGGGAGTTCCAC